CCAGGCGCACATAAAAAATCAAAAAATAAGCAAGAAAAACGTCAAAAAAAGATGACGCGTTACAAGGGTCAAGGTAGATGAAAATAAATGATAATACAAATATCTCTCTTCCATTAAGAAATTTAATTGCTTTATGCGTAGCTGTTGGTTTAGGTATTATTGGTTATACTGAGCTAACTGCTAGGTTAACTAGCTTAGAAACTTCAAGAGAATTACACCAAGCAGATCTATTAAAAAAATCTGAGCAGCTTCCTACTGACCAGGAACAATTTATGTTACTAGAACACATAGCATCTCAAGTAGAAAGTATCCAAGGAGAGATGGAACTTATGAGAAATAACAATGTCAACATAACTTATGCTATGAAAGATATAGAAAAAATTAAAGAACAATTAGAAAATCTTAAAGATAAAGTAAGAGCTAACGGGAGCCATTAATGGAACAAGTGGTTATTGCTTTACTTCTCCTGGTCAACAATGAGATCAAGGAAGCTCGTATTCAAACGGATCTAAGTAGCTGCTTAAAACGTAAACGCCTGGCGAACAGATCTGTATCAGACAACGTAGAATATAGATGTATTAAAACTAAAGCTGAGCTTGAAAAAAATATAGACGGCTCATACTCAATTAAAAAATTAATAATGGAATAATGATAGACAAGTTTTTTTTAAAATTATTTATAACAGCTGATGCAGTTGTAAGTTGGATAGTGTTTATTTTATTTGGTTCAAATAATTGTAAGTGCAACATCAATAGTAAGTCTGGTAACAGATGTAAAAGATGTGGCTGCTTAAGAAAAAAATAGTCAAAAACGAGAGTGTATTCAGAGTGTGAACGATAACTCACGCTGATATATCTCTTATAAAATAAGGCTTATTTCATTGGGATAATCAGAAACTTTTATTATACAATTTGTGAAAGAAGTATTATATATCAAAGCGATTGGTGGATTTAATCTATAGGTTCGAATCCTGCCACTCCGACCACTTATAGCTTGGTAATAAACGATTATTTTTCATCAGAGTGTGTTTCAGAGTGTGAATGAATTTAAGCGGGGAGGTTATCCCCGCCTTTTTTTTTAAGCAAACTTTTTGTTATCTTCTTCTATATAACTATCTGCTACTGGTTCTTTGTAGGTATTTTCATAAGACATTTCTTTTTCAAGACTTGGTAAAATGCCTCTGTACCTTAGCTGCAGCTGTCTTTCTTTTTCAATATTAGCATCTACAACTTTGAAATGATGTAAGACTATTTTGTGATATTCTTTTTTAATATCTGCCAAAAGTTCTTCTGGTTCCTTCTCAAGCACATCATTTATATTCCACTTTTTTTGTTGGCATAGGTATAAAAACTTATCTGCGCTCATGCCGTTTTCAGTTTTTTCTACCTTCTGTACTTGTTGAAAAGTGGTTCCTATTACTTTCGCAATTTTAATTTGCGGTATTTTAATACGACCCACATATCTCATAGCAAACATAAACTTTGCCATTTTAGCCTGGATCTTAAGTAGCTCCTGCCAGGTTTTGTTTTCACATTTTATAGGTAATGCAGCCATTATTCCTCCGTTAGTAAGTTATTGATTGCGGCAAATCTTTCTTGTTTATTGGTATCCAGATCTCTGTAATACCATCGGTCTGGAGTTTTAAAGTTAGTCCAGCCGTATCTACCTAAGATTTGTTTATCAGTAAAAACTTTCTGATCTCTTAAGTAAGAATAACTAAATTTTCTAAATGGAGCGAAACCACCATGCCATTTGATACCAAGTTTTTTAGCAGACAACTTAATTTTTTTAGTTGCTGTTTTCTTAGTAAGGTTAAACACCTTTTTATATTTACCAGCTTTTGTTGGTAATACTTGGTGCTGCATCCATGATTGAAGTAATTGAGATAGGTTAGGGGAGATCTCAACTCTACGTCTTGAGCTGCCAGTTTTTAAAAAGTCTGGTCTAAACTGGTTCCATTTACCTACGCTGTGTCTAAAGTGAATAGCATCTTTATCAACATCTTCATAAGTTAGAGCTAATACTTCGTTTAATCTACCGCCTGTTTCAGCTGCTAATTGATATAAACATCTTAGCTTTATATCTTTTTCTGCATTAATAATTTTAAGTAGATCCTGGGTATTTGGCATCCAAACATCTACTGGTTTGTCTTGAAAGAAAGTCTTAGGGAACTTAAAATTTAAGATCTTAGGATCTATGTACCAATCACGATCCTGGCAAAATCTTATAAAACTTTTAAATTGACCAACAGTTTCTTTTACTGTTTTTTTACCAATTACTTTGTCTATTCTTTTTCTAGTATATTGACCATTATGATCAAACTTAACTTGTATTCTCTTACTCTTTAATAGACGCGGTATGTATGTTTCTTTGAATATACCTAGGTTAAACTGATCTAAGCAAGTTTCGTCAATATATGGCTGGATATGGTTCGTTATATAGCCAACATTTAACAATCTAGTCTCTTCAGTAATAAGTTCATTGTTTAAAATAAACTTCTTAAAATCATGGAGCGCTTTATCAAATGTAATATTTTGACTTATTAATTTGTTAGGATCCATAGCCTCAAGTTTTTTCTTTAACTTTTTGGCTTTAGTTTTTTCGTTAGTTTCAAATGTTTCAATATTTTGTTTTTTGCCATTATGGATAGCCTGGACCACAAGTTTTTTACCATCGGATCTATTTACTTTTAAGATATGTATCTTCAATTATTTTTCCTCCTTTACTAAAACCATTTTTCCATTCTCATCTATTTTGTAAGTCTTTACTGATTTGATTGGATCTGGAGCCGTGTTGTACACGACCCCAGTTTTTTTCTCCTTGGTTGGTTTGATATATTTTTTTGGGTGTTTAAAAACAAACGTCATTAAGCAGCCTTCTTTTTAGTAAATTTTTTCCATCCGAAATCCTGGCATAAAAAACAAACACCATCGATCTCAACAATATCTCCAACACTCATTGAAGTATGACCACATTCTACTTTGTCATCCTTCATGGCTCGTTGAAAATCTTTACCAGTTACATAATCATCTCCAACAACACAAACTCTATTAGTCTCATTGGTGTATGAAAGTGGGTTAGCAACATCATTGTTGAAAGCAGAAAAAACATCATCCTCGTTTTCAACATTTGTAATTACACCCTCGAAAACTTTAGTATGAGTTTTACTAAAATCTTCTGTGTATTTTGCATAAGGATTAAATTCCTTTTGGTAGTAAACAGTTATATTTTTAAATGACATTAAGCAGCCTCCAATTCATAGTATTGTTGTTTGTATAATTGAGCCTTAAACACTTCTCCAACGAAGTGATGTTGCTTTAGTTTTTTTAAATTCTTAAACCAAGCAACCATTACAGACAAATCGTTATTCATTTTGTAAGTAGTAGTTTTTAATTTTAAATGGATCTTACCAACGTAGTCGTAGTTATGAGATCCAGTAAAAAATTTACTAACAAAAGCATTTAACCATTTACCCTTGTCTGTATTATTAGAGATCTTAGGTACTTTGTACTCGCAATCTTTTTTGTAATTGCTGTAACCAGTATTAAGATTTTTTTGATATGTAACTATCAAGCAGCCTCCTTTTTTTTAGTTTTACTAAATTTTTTAACTAACTTTTTTTTAAGCGCAGCTTTAAATTGTTTTTCTTTTTTTTTGTCGTCATCTAAAGACATAACAACAACGTGTTTATCGAACCAATCTTTAGTCATTTACGCAGCCTCCAATGTTAAAGGTTTAACGAATTTTTTGTAGTCATCAAAACTGACATCACACAATAAAGTTCCGTACTTGTCTCCAGCATACAAAACTAATCTTTGCTCAACTTCGTTGTGGACAAAAGAACCAGAGACAACAGCAACAACTCTGCCTGCTGCTTTTAAATCTTTGATTGTTTGAACTGGGATGTTTTGATTTCTACCCATTGAGATAGATTTGTTATTAACTTTTTCTAAATCAGCCATGCTGATTACTTGGTAAGTCTTACCCATAGCGGCTCCTTTTTTTGGTTTATCCCACACAAGCAAAGTCTTACCGATAACCTTCGATGACTTGTTTTTTTGTGGTAGGATGACGTTAGTAAAATAGTTCTCAAGATTTGAGTAACTGGCAAACTTAATTTTTTGAAAGTTATTTACCATATACAATCTATATAAGAATAAGTTTCCGTTTTGTCAACACTTAGTTGACAGATAAGCAAATTAATTTGAGCAAGGGAAGGGTATTACTAAGTTAATAGTTTGGAAAGGTTCTAAAGTAGGATCTAGTAATTTATTCTTCTAGTCTACTTTGTTGGTCTTGCAGGTGGATCACATTGATTAATTTACTGTGAGCCGTCTTTGAGAGAGCTGCAATACCTGGAGGATACTTGCCTCCATTTTGTTTTTTAAGCCTACTTATTTTTGAGTTCAGCCTTTTTCTCTCGTTTTCCTCCGCCTGGATTTTGCTCTCCAGGTGTTCGTAGTGTGTTATCGCCATCGGTACTTACCTCCTTTATGCGATTAAAGTCATAGGTAATTGTCTTTGCATCCATGACTATTTTAGCTGCGGTGCTTGGCACACTTGCTTGGACCGCAGTATTCACATCTTTAAATGTTTCAGTTGCAATAAATGAAACAGATCCAGACCAGAATTTTTCAATCTTTTTTTTCATTAGAGTAATCTCGTTCTAAAATTATTTCGCAGTAATGGATTATTTTTTTTATATCTTCTGCTTTATTTTTATTTTGGTGTCTGCAGGCTAATTTTACTATATTTCCTTCAGCAAACAAGAGCTTATTCTCACATATAAAATAAGCAGGGGATACTTTTAGTTTTTTATAATGAGATCCACCAACCTGTTCAGATAAACATTCATAATTAAATTCTTTAAATATATCTTCGTGGGTCATTGTTTTATTATCTGTAGGCTTCTTGCTTTGCCTGGTATTCTTTTTAACCATCCTCGTTCCTCTAAATTCTTTACATAAACATTAACAGAGTTTCTTGATTTTAATCCAGCCGCCTCCTTAATCTCATCATAAGAAGGCGGATAGTTTTTTTTTGCAATAAAGTTTTTAATAAAAGAAAATACTTTTACCTGTTTTGCAGTCAAACCATATTGCATATTGATTACCTAAAATTGGTCATCCCAGGCATCCGCTGCTGGTTTGCCTGTACCAGTAGATACACTTTTTTTAATAGTGATCTTTATAGATTTATCGTCTTGGATCCAGGCAGCTGGTTCGTGCCATTGATCGTTGATGGTAAAATTTTTTCTGTAAGGTTTACCAGTTTTTTGATTTACCTTATCACTATCAACAGAGATAAAATCTGGTTTACTATCGCCAGGAGTTTTATCTGGGTTTCTCTTTATTGAGAAAGTTGCGACCCAATTAGGATCTTTTGGTTTAGTCGTCATTTTTATTAGCCTCCGATTAGTTGCTTTTGTTTATCCTTGCACGCCTGGACAATCTCCATAGCTTTTGCAGAATTAGTTTTTTTGAGCTTGATTAAGTATTCTTTGTTGTCTGACATCAGCTCTCTTAAATTTGCTTGTTGACTTGTATTTTTAATTCTTTCTAAAATTATTGATGCTTGATCTAACTTAATTTCTGAATTTAATTTATTTTCTGGAGGCAGCTCTTCTGCTGAGTAAACTTGACCATGTATGTTTAATGCTTTTAGAACAGCTCTATCGACAGCTCTTTTTTCTGCTACTGATACAGGGTAGGGGAAATCATTATTTAGTGGAGAACATTCTCCAAGAGATGAAAATCTTTTATTATTATAAATTGCTAAACCTTTTACTACTGCGCAGCCTTTAGTTATATCGCAGCTCTTAAGATCTATATCCGTTGTAATACCATACTCGTAAGCTAATCTTTCAATTTCAAAATGTTTGATGGCAAACTTACCTTTACCAATCTCCCACATTCCACCATTCTTTTTAATTTCTTCTAATTTTTTTTTTAAATTAGTTGGGAAGTTAATTACTTTAGTCATGTTTTTTATCTCCGATTTCCAGGCTATTACTCAGAGAAAAGTTGCCGCTTTGAAAACTGGGTAACGCCTGGTCATCTTCATTAGTTAAGTAACCAAAGAGAGATAAAGATAAAAAGATCACGAAAACAACAAGGGATAACATTCGTAATCTTTTATTTTTTTTCTTAACTAATT